TCGGACGTAAGCGCGGGGTTCGAACAACGATCACCGACTCATAGAAGAACTGATGAACGTAAGTGTACAGACCTTGTACACCAAACAGGGCATTCAGGTCGCGTCCCACGTAATGGACCACCTCGCCTCGCCATCTTAAGTTCCACCTCGACAGGTCACACTCGAAGTATAGCCTCATTGTATCCGCAGAGGGCCGTGGAAGGGTGAGCTGAAAGAACTGGTGGGAAATAGACACTTTATCCTTTGTCATTGTCTGAGCACGTAGACAGGGATAGACCGAATCGGCGAGGTTGGCCTCCAAGCAGGTGAAGAAGGTTCGCATCTCAAGGACCATCATAGCAAACATGCGTGCCTGAACCTTCATCTCTCGCTCCTTAGGGTACAGAGCGACAACCTTCCACCGGTCTGGTGTATCACGGAGGCTAATAACCGTGCAGATATCCCGTAGCGAGATGGTACTCCGACTGAGCATCTCCAAGAGGAGGCGTCGAGAACTGGTCGATCTGTCAGGCTTGTCCCAGAAGTACCGCATCTCATCCCTATATACTGATATCGCTCGATCGTCAATTAACTCCAGATAGTTATCGTAGTAATTGAAGTCGAACACTCTCCCGAAGGTAACACCCTGCCAGTCAGATAAGACGAAGTCGGCAGGGGTCGGACCTAAGAAGCCTGATGTGTACCATCGGTGGAGCTTTGACCCCAGAGAGCGACTAGAGAAGTGGAGGGTGGGCCACGAGTGATGTGCCTGAATATACCCGACACAGAACGAGATCGCCCAGCAGGCACGCAACTCGTCTATATCATTTGGTGAGATAAGGGCCGGGTCCAAGGCCTCCCTCGCTGCGCTGGAGCCCCCCGCCTCCGCGTGGATATGCGGGTGCATACAGAGCTTCTGTAGTCCGAAGAGCTCGACCGTCTCTTGAAGGTCACAGTGTGTTAGCGTTGTCACGTGTGTGTCGAGTAAACCCAGAGCCGCGGTGCGTATATCCCCTCCCGCCTCCGTCAGCTTCTCAATCTTCTCCTTGACCTTCTGGACCATCTTCTGGAACGGACCGGAGGACCTTAGGAGAGGGTCAGATAGAGGTGTCAGCCAGGCCTTGGCTAGGCTCTCTGTCTGTTTAGCGATCTCGTACCCCTGGTTGCCCATTAGTCGGACCAGTGAAGATTGCCATATAATTTGTTCCTCGATCAGGGACAACATCTTACCTCCCGGGTAAAAGAACTCCGCTGCGCAGTATGCGCGTGCCCGAAGCCCGCAGCAGTCCTTCATCGCAAGATACATGTCATAGGTCCCGTAGTGAATAAGACCATGCTGGCCGTCCAGAAACAGCACCCGATACCGGTCTAGAAGGATTCGGGTAGTGACGTCACTACTGATATCTCGCACTATACTCCCGTTCCCGCCTCGGGCGCAAGTGTTACTCAGGTCAAGCCAGAGCTCCTCCAAAGTCGCCTCTCTCTCGAAGAAGATTGTGGCTGCTGGCGGTACTGTGAGCTGAAGCGACGCGGTCGAATCCTGTGGCATGTAGACCGCTTGAAGGTGGCTTGCAAGGCCGTTAGCTACCCTTTGGTCAATATCACCAGTTGTAGTGCGGCGATCGACGGAGTCCACCAG